CAGGAGCTGTTATTTCATAACCGATCATATTATAACCAGCTACTAATCTATCAACCGTGACAAACTGACGTGCTAGAGGAGAAATTGCAATAATGATATCATCAGCAGCTTTAACACTGCGACAATGTTCGATAATAAAATCGATAGTAGCATAATGAGGTGCATACTTTTTCAATATCTTATAACAAACAACTCCAAAAATCATTTCATGTACTTCTGAATTTTCCATGAATGTGCCGGGGTGACCCGACAAAAGACCAGAACTTTTGACGTACATCAAATCTTCAAAAACAACATCTGAATGAATATAATCAACAACTAAACCATATGCGATACGTTCAAAGTCTGTATCCCATGTTCTTCCTGCTGCTTGTGCAGATTCTTTCAAAATCTGCAAACGTACTTCAGTTGACATATTCATTAAATATTGGCTCATCTTTTCTTCCCATGCTTTTACGTCAAAGTCAATAACATAATCATGATATCTAAGATGTGTTGCAACTTTATGCCAATGAACCTCTGGGTTGAGGCCCATGGCAAAGGGAGATGAACCACCTTCCATCCAAACATTCTTTACGAATGTGAAAAAGTCTTTAAACAACTTCATGTAAACAATCTGCTGAATAAAATTTCCGACTCCTACTGTTCGAGTTTTTGGCTCTAAGATCTTGTTCTCTCCTACAAGTTCATGCTTACGAAATTCAAGTTTATAATTCTGAGGAATTTTTCCTGCGATATATCTATCTTCGTAAAATTCGACTTCGTGATAAACTCTCTCTTGAATTTGCCAAAACTTTCCTTCTGCATTATAGCGAATCATAGGTGTTTTTCCAATTACACCTCTTTCTTCTTTATAAGGCAAACCTGCTGATGTTGTCACATCTATACTTGTTGAGCCAGGCATCCTTATTCCAGTTATTGCTTGTGCTGTTGTCAGGTTCCGAGCAGTCCAAACTTTTGGAATCCAATTCAAGTATATTGCTTTCAAATAAGATTTTGCAAATTTCTTTTCTTCTGTGTTCATTTTCACATAGACTACTCCTGCTGATTTGTTGAGTGATTTTTCAAGGAAATGACGAGATCCAGGAGGGAATCTAGGATCTGTTTCAACTTGTCCTGCGGGTTGAACTTCTGATGGAAATTCATTAAACAATGGAGTCCTTTTGAAGCCTAAGCTTGTATCAACTGATTGATTTCTCCATGGCGACGCTTTGACAATTTGATTGTGTTTAAAAATTCTTTTCTTTGGATGGTCAGAAATTTCCTCAACATCATGCAAACAAACATCAATTTTATCTCTAAATTCAAATTGCTTCATGACTTTATCGATATCTTCTCTTGATAATATTGCAACATATGTTGTTTGCATACAAATATTGCTTTGATGAACTATTCCCAAAATTGACGATGGTAATGAGTCATTGTGGTGCATGACTACCGAGCCTGAATCTCCATGGACTGTTTGACAATCCATAGCTAAAACCCTTCCTTTGTGTGATCCATAAGCTCTTGGATCTACTGGATTATACAAGACATGATTTTCTTGCACCACAATATCTCTTTCTCCTTCGAAAGTTTTCAAATTTCGTTGTTTTTCTCTTATTGAAATCACTGTTCCATTAACATGCCTCAATAGCATCATGTCATCTCTCAACTCATTCTCTGTTATCCACTTTCTTCTCAATGATTTTGTTGGTCTGAATTCTGGTATTGATATCAAAGCATAATCAGAATCTGGAATATGTTTGACCTGTGATTGAAGCAAATCAAATTCTTTAATCAATTCTGTTGTTGTTGGATCTGCAATCTTAATTCTGGCCGGATATGTTACTTTACTTAAACCATGATTTGGAGCGAAAAATATATTTCCAGAATATGCCAATAATTGGAAGGATGATTCATTCACTTGTGCTTTAAAACATGATCTTGAGGTTGCTCTTGCTAAATCAGTATTTTGTGATACTGGCCTTACTCCTTCCTTCTTAACTCCAGGGAATATTGTTC